GAAGAAAACGAAGCGTGGGTAGAAAAGGAAGAAGAATAATGGACAAAGAGTTTAAATCAATAGACTTTGCATTGGACACCGACAAAGAAGGTAAAGTAGAAGCAGTTTTCTCTGTATTTAATAATGTAGATTCTGACGGAGATGTAGTTTTACCAAACTCACTTAAATCATTCAAAGGTTTAGAAGGCGAAGTACCAATGGTTTGGTCTCACAAATGGGAGAATCCTATTGGTAAAGGACGCATAGTGCAAGATGATGACAAAGCAACATTCAAAGGCGAATTTATTATGTCGTCTGAGAGTGGCAAAGAAGCCTATGAAATTGTCAAAGCTATGGGAGACTTGCAACAATGGTCATTTGGATTTCAAGTTGATGACGCAGAACAAGGAACTTTTCAAAAAGACGGACAATCACAGGAAGTAAGGTATATAAAATCTGCTACTGTTTTTGAAGTCTCGCCTGTTCTTGTTGGTGCAAACCAATCAACTTACACAGTTGCAGTAAAAGAACAAAAAGAAAAAGATGTTAAAGATGTTGAATCAGGTCTTAGATTCACAGATGAAGCTGATAATGTGCTTATCACAATTAACAACTTCATTGACAGAGCAAAAGAACTTACTTCTTTACGCTTAGATAAAGGCAAAACATTGTCAAAGTCTGCTCAAGAATCTCTTATGCAGATTCAAGACCGAATCCAAGAAGTCTATAATGATTTAGACAACATTCTTGGACTAGGAGAAGAAGAAGCAGAGCAACCTAAAGATAGTATTGACGCACTTTGGCTAAATACACAAGAAGTCTTGGCAAGAAGTCAAGGCGTAGTTAATGAAGGAGATAAAGTTGAGTAAATTAAACGAACTCACACAGGAACTCCACGCATTAAGACAAACTCAATTTGACGCAGTTAAAGAAATGAAGGACACCTTTGAAGGTGGCTCTGAAATCTCTGTGGAGAAAAAACAAGCTATCGAAGATAGAAATGTTGAAATTGAGAAACTTAATGAAAAAGTTAATGAATTAAATGCTCTCGAAACTCAAGAAGCAAGACTTGAAGAAGCATTAGAAAAAGGTAAAGAAGTAAAATCTATGCCAATTCACAATGAGAAGGAAGAAGTTGAGAGAAAAACTCTTGGCGACCAACTCATTGAGTCTAGTGCTTACAAAAGTTTTATGGACAATGGGCAAAAGAACATCAATTCAGAGCTTAAGTGGAATCCACAAGTCGAATTAAAAACAACATTAACAGAAACAGGTTATCCACCTGCAGTAACAAGAAGCGATTTAATCGTTCCTACTGCATTAAGAAACCCACAAACTGTTATTGACTTAATCGACACAATTACAACAGATACTTACCAATACAAGTATCTTGAAGAATCCACATTCACTAACAACTCTAGTGCAACTGCAGAAGGCTCAGCATTGGGCGAGAACGCACTTGCTTTTACAGAAAAAACTGAGAATATCCGTAAAATCGGCTCATTCTTGCCTGTAACAGAAGAATTGTTAGCAGATGTTTCAGCAGTTAGTGGTTATCTTGACTCAAGATTACGAACAATGGTTAATCTTGCAGTTGGAGACCAACTACTTGCAGGGTCAGGTGTTGCACCTAACTTAACAGGTCTTTTGAATGTTTCAGGAATCAATACATTTGATTTCTCATCATTCTCAGGAAACCTTAAGAGAGTAGGTCAAATTTATGAAGCAATCACAGAAATACAAAAAGATAGCTTCTTAAGTCCTGACGCAATAATTATGCACCCTTCAGATTGGTATCAAGTAGTTACTGAAGTTAACGCAGTTACAACAAGTGGTAGCTTGAATCCATTATTTGTTGGTGCAGGACAGTTCGGTGGTGCAGTTGGACAAACACTATGGGGATTACCTGTAGTATTAGATACAACTAGACCTGCAGGAACTGCGATTGTAGGTGTTTTCGGTGGTGGACAGGCTTGTCATATTGTCGCAAGACAAGGTATGGAAGTAGCTATGTCTGATTCCCACGATGAAAACTTCGTAAAAGATATTATGGTTATGAAAGCAACCGTTAGATTAGGATTCCCAGTCTATCGACCAACTGCTTTCTGTACTATTACTAACTTTTAATAGTTAATATGGCTTTGATGACCCATTCTTCTTTTGAAGGTGGGTCATCTAGCAAAAAGGAAATTATGAAAATTAAAAAAGATATTTATATGAACGAAGAAGGTATGTGTATGGAATCTTCTGACGGTATGCCTAAAGGTTGGCGTAAAGGTAAACTTGTCGCTAGAGAAGGTTGGGAAATGCCTGAAGCAGAATACAAAGCTCTTAAGTTCGTAGAAAAAAAAGCAAAACAACCAAAAGAAAATAAAGCAAAGTAGGTCTTAAGTGGCACATACTCAGTATGTTGATAAAGAAACATTTAAGGCTTACATTGGTTTATCAGGAACGGCACAAGACGACAATATTGATAAAGCCCTTGACTCAGCTTCAAGACTTATTGACGCAATATGTGGTCGTAAGTTTAGCCAAGATGATTCTGCCAATGCTAAAGTTTTTACACCAAAGAATAGTTTATATTTAGACACACCTGACATAAGTACAACCACAGGTCTTATTGTTAAGTTAGATGACAATGATGACGGAACTTATGAAACCACTTTAACAATTAACACAGATTTTATAGTTGAGCCAAGCAATCCTAGAATTATTCACATCACAGGTGGCACAACTTACTATGAGCCTTACAATAAAATTACAATTCTTGACACTAGAAGCTCAGAGAGATTCGACCCAACAATAAAAAACAATGTACAAGTAACTGCCAAGTGGGGTTACTCTGCAATACCTGAAGATATTAAAACTGCAACATTGATACAAGCCCTTAGATATTTCAAAAGAAAAGATACTCCATTCAATACTTATGGAGATGTCAATACAGGAGTCAGCGAGTTATTTTCTAGGATTGACCCTGATGTCCAAACCATACTTAAAGCACACAAAAAGCTCACTTTAAGTGGCACAATTCTATAATTTTTTTACTTTTTTTCTAAAACCCTATAAACATTGGGTTTATTCTTTATAAAATTTACAAGAAATACTTGCATATATATAATCAAAGATTATTATTTAAGTATGAATGAAACAACTAAAATAAACTTTAATAATCCTGACGGTAGTTTTAATCGTGATAAATGGCTTGATTTTATGAATACTTCAATATAATCTATTCCTTATTTTAATGCAATATCAGGTAGCACTTCTAAAATTGTTAATCAACAATCTAAAAAAGTTCAATGGTCAGGTAGTAGTTGTAATAGGGATAAATTTTTAAGTAAATCAAATTCAACTTATGAACAATGGGATAGTAAAAGTGGTTGGGATATTTATACACACTCTCCTAAAGATTATATTGATAATAAATTATCCGATAAAATAGAAATCTTCAAAATTACTTTAACTTTTGAAGGTGGTGCAGAATTTTTAGTTATTTATCCTAATGGACAATGGAGATTTTTAGGATATTGGGAATATGCACAATATGGTCTTAAAAAATATATACCAACAAGAATACAAGGATATTTAAAAAGAGACGGGCTTTTATAATGTCAAAATTTAACACTAATAGTAAATTTGATGTAAAAAAATGGATTGATTTTATGAATACTGCAATTCAAAATATTGATGAAACTATGCCTACAAAAAATTTACAAGACACACTACTTTGGAAAAATAATTTATCTTATAGAGTTTTTACTTTTGACAATGGGTGGAAGCCAAATCATTCTTTATATGATTTAGAATTTATAAATAAAAATAAAGTTTTAGTTAAATGTGAGCCTGAAAAAGAACTTAGAATAATTGCAAAAAGACCTAATCATAAACAAGCTCACTTCTTACTTAAAAAATTTACTAAGTTTGCAATTTATTATCCTGAAACTAACCAAGTAAGAGAAATAGATATGTCTGAATATGCAGACTTGGGATTAAAAAAATATATTATAAAATAATTTGTTAGTATGTCTTTATGGCAACTAATAGAAACTTTCAATTTGAAGGAATGACTCAGATAAAAAGAAAACTTACCAATGCAGGTTTTACTTTAATTCCTTTGCGTCATCTTATGAATGAACACGCAGAAGTAATTACAAAAGAAGCTAAGAAGGTTGCACCAAAAGATACAGGTGCTTTGGCAAACTCTATTGACTTTAAACAAGTTGCTATGGTTGGTAGATTACCTAAGAAGATTCAGGTTGAAGCTACTGCACCACACTCAGAGTTCGTACACGGAAGATTTAAAAGATTACCAAGTGGATATAAACCACCACCACCGAAAAGAAGGAAGAATTGGGGTAATGCTAATTGGAGAACTAGACCACACTATCCACCAATCCAACCGATAGAAGATTGGGCTACAAAAAGAGACTTGAACACTTGGGGTGTGGTAAACTCAATCAATGAGCGTGGAACTCCATTAGTTCCATTCTTACTATTAGCCGAAAAAAACACGAGAAAAGCAAGACGCAAAATCACTCGCAGGGTTTCAGCAGAAATCTCTTTGGCTTGGAAAATGAAAAGATAAGTGTATTATAAGGAGTGATATGCCAAAAGGATATGGATATGGTGGCTCAGGGTCATCAGGTAGAAGAAATAGAAGAAGAAGAAGAAATACTAGAGGTAAAAAATAATGGATTGTTGTGGTAACGGTTGTTGCAAAGGTGGTAACTAATGGCATTTGTTCACGGTAAAGACACCAAAGTAATTATAGACTCAACAGATTTGAGTGCTTATCTCAATAGTGCAGAGCCTTCAAGAACTGCTGATGTAGGAGAGACTACAACTTTTGGTAGCTCTAACAAAACTTATATCACAGGAGAAAAGGACGCAACTGTTTCTTTTGGTGGATTCTTTGACTCAACGGCAGACAATATTATTCAAGGTTTAATCGGAACTAATGACAAAGTTGCAGTTATTGGTTTTGACGGTATTGACGCAACAGATGATTGTATGTTTGGTAAAGGCGTAACAACTAACTATGGGATTTCAAGTCCTGTAGGAGATGTTGTTGCAGTTACCTTTGACTTACAAGCAAGTGGTTTCTTTAG